GCCGGGCCGCGCTGCAGCTGCACCTGCTCGAGGACGCCGAGCGGCTGCGAGCGCAGATCTGGATGCCGCACACCTACATCGACCACGGCGGCAAGGACTTCGTCCGGGCGAAGTGGACGCAGGACGAGCCCTCCCCTGTCGACAAGCTCAAGCTGATGCAGGCCGCGACCGCGGCCGCCACGACGAGCATGCGCCTCGACGACCACGACACCGTCGGCGACGACGTCGACGAGGCGAAGAGCATGATCGGCGCGCTGGCCGCCGGGCTGCAGGCCGCGTACGACCACATGGAGGCGGAAGGCCCGGCCGAGGATGCCGGCGCCTGACTTCTCCCAGGTGCTCTCGACTTTCTCGCGGAAGCAGATCCGCTCCGTCGTCGAGGCTGGCCGGACACCGCAGATCGCGCTCTGGTCCGGTGCGGTGTCCTCCGGCAAGACGATCGCTTCGCTGCTGGCGTTCCTGATCGCACTCTGCGAAGCGCCGACGCGCGGGCTGATCGTGATCACCGGCAAGACGAAGGAAACGATCGAGCGCAACCTCATCGAGCCCCTACAGTCGGCTGAGCTGTTCGGCGCGCTGGCCAAGCACGTGCACCACACCCGCGGTGCCGGGATCGCGACGATCTTCGGCCGCACGGTGCACATCGTCGGCGCGAACGACTCCCTGGCCGAGGGAAAGATCCGCGGCGCGACCATCGCGCTGGCCTACGCCGACGAGGCGACGCTGCTGCCCCGCGGCTTCTGGATGATGCTGCTCTCCCGGCTGCGGGTGCCCGGGGCGAAGCTGCTCGCCACCACCAACCCCGACGGGCCAGCGCACTGGCTCCGCAAGGACTTCATCCTGCGCGCGGCCGACGTCGGGCTCCGGTCGTGGCACTTCACCCTCGACGACAATCCGTCGCTCGACCCGGTGTACGTCAACCTGCTGAAAAAGCAGTACGTCGGGCTCTGGTACCGCCGGTTCATCCTCGGCGAGTGGTGCCTGGCCGAGGGCGCGGTGTACGACATGTGGGACCCGGCCCGGCACGTCGTCAAGGAGCTGCCGGTCATCGACCGCTGGCTCAGCGCGGGCATCGACTACGGCACCACGAACCCGTTCGCCGCGCTGATCCTCGGCCTCGGCCACCCCGAGCCCGACGGCACGCGGCGCCTGTACCTCACCCACGAGTGGCGCTGGGACTCCAAGCACCAGCGACGTGCCCTCACCGACGTCGAGTACAGCGAGAAATTCCGGAGCTGGCTCGGCGAGCTCCCGCACCCGCACTTCGAGGCCGCGAAGGGCATCTGGCCAGAGTGGACGGTCGTCGACCCTTCTGCGGCGAGCTTCGTGCAGCAGTTGCACCGCGACGGCCTCACGCCGACGCTCGCGCGGAACGAGGTCCTCGACGGCATCCGCACCGTGTCGAGCCTGCTGGCCCGCGACCTGCTGCGAGTGCACGAGTCCTGCGACGGCTGGATCAACGAAATCCCCGGCTACAGCTGGGACCCCGACAAAGCAGAGAAGGGCGAAGACGCCCCGATCAAGGCGGCTGACCACTCGCTCGACGGCGGCCGGTACGGCATCCACACCACAGAGGCGCTCTGGCGCCCACACGTCCAGGAAGGACAGGCAGCATGAACTTCGGCGAAACCCTCAGAACCCACCCCATCCTCAGTGAGGAAGAGGTCCAGGCGGTCAGGTCCGAGGTGGAGAAGCTCGTGCAGCACCCGGCTGTCGGTCGGATCGTCCACTTCGTCGGCGAGGACCCCGAGCGCGAGTACGCGCCGGTCTGTCGCGCCGCGATCATCACCGAGGTCGGGGCGCCGCTCGGCGACGAGGAGTGCGTGGCGCTGGCCGTGCTGAACCGGACGGGGATGTCCTTCGAGCTGGGCTGTGCGCACGACGAGGACTCCAAGGTGCGCGACACCTGGCACTGGCCCGAGCGCGTCTGAAGCCGACCGACCGCATCAACACTCTGAAGGGGCACAACGGATGAGCGACGAGAAGATCGACACCGGCAGCCAGAACGTCACCGGCTACCGAAAGCACACCCAGCAGCAGATCGACGCGGTCAACACCACCAAGGCGTTCGAGAACGACCTCGGCGACTGGTTCATCCAGCTGCGCGGTGACCTGACCGACCAGCTCGACGAGCGCTGGCTGGAGATCGCGCGCACGCACTTCCAGCAGGGCTTCACGGCGCTCAACCGCGCCGTGTTCCAGCCGGAAAGCCGCCTCTGATGTCCACCGTGCACCCCGAAGCCGCCGTGCGCGGGCACACCGTGGCCTGGAGCGAGCCGCGGCACGGCGAGCACTTCCGGCGCTGCTCCTGGTGCGGCAGCATCCACCCGGCCGACCTCGCCGCCGAGGGTAGCTGGCTGCCGGAGTGGGCGGACCAGAAGTACGGGTGGCCGCACAAGTTCTACGTGGACCTGGCGAACCAGGACCCCGAGCGGCTGTACGTCATCGGCTCCAGCTGGGGGCCGAGCGTCCCGACCGGCTACACCGTGGAGTGGTTCGCCTGGGACGCGCTGACTCCCGAGCAGCTCGAGGTAGCGCGCCGGGACGGCTACTTCGACCGCGACCGCACACCGTCGTTCGTCTACTTCGGCACGCGGCCCAAGCACCACGCGAAGTTCTACACGATCCACCTGAGTGACCCGGAGCTCGACGAGGCCGTGAAGCGCGCCATCGAGCAGCGCTCGGGCGTGGCCTTCGACTTCGAGGACGGTCGGGTCCGCTGGCGTCCGGCGGGTGCCTGATGGTCGCCCGTCGCCGGTACGCCACCCGGGCCGAGCTGGCCGAGCGGATGGCCGTCCACATGCGAGGCGCCAACGACATGGACGTGTCGTGGGAGGACCTCGCGCTCGCCGCGCTCGAGGGCTTGGCCGAGATGCACGTCCCCGTCGACGCGCTCGTGAGGATCACCGTCGAAGAGGACGCCTGACCGTGTCCGGCCAGCACGAGTTCAGCAGCAAGGCGCAGTGGCGCTGGGCGCACGCGAAGTTCGGGCACGGCGGCTGGGTGAAGCGCTGGACCCACAAGAACCAGGCCACCAAGCCGTTCAAGACGTTGCCCCGCCGCAAGGGCATCAGGAAGAAGGTGTGACGTGCCCAGGTTCCGCAAGAAGCCCGTCGAGATCGAGGCTGTGCAGTTCACCGGCATGGACTCCTACCTCGCGATCGTCGCGTGGTGGAAGGGCTGGAAGACCGAGACGCTCGACGCCACCGAGAAGTTCGAGTTCAAGGGCGGCCCGCACCCGAACGCGCTGATGCTGATCAACACGCTCGAAGGCTGGATGACCGCCAGCCCCGGCGACTGGATCATCCGCGGCGTCGCCGACGAGCTGTACCCGTGCAAGCCGGACATCTTCGCGGCCACGTACGAGGAGGTCTGAGGTGCCGCTTCCCGAAGGCGGGACACCGTGGCCGCCGCGCGACTTCGTCGAGGCCTTCGAGACGATGCGCGAGTGGGGTGCCTGGTACTCCGGCAACCCCGAGCAGCTCTCGGAGGTCTACGGGCGGCTCGGCGGCCGGCTGGTCAACCACCCGAACCTGCGCCCGTCGCAGCTGCGCGGGGGCGTGGTTGGCACGCTGGCCCGCTGGTTCTGGGGCCAGCCGATCCCGCCCGGGGAGAAGCGCAGCAAGCTGCACGTGCCAGTCGCGGCGGACATCGCGACCACGAGCGCGGATCTGCTGTTCTCCGAGCCGATCACCCTGTCCACCGAGGACACGGCGTCGCAGAAGCAGCTCGACGAGCTGCTCTCCGACGACCTGCACGCGACGCTGCTGGAGGCCGCGGAGATCGCCGCCGCGAAGAGCGGCGTGTACCTGCGGATCGTGTGGGACCAGGAAGTCAGCGCCGCCGGTCCGTGGCTGCAGGCCATCCACCCGGACGCCGCGATCCCCGAGTGGCGCTACGGGAAGCTCATGGCGGTCACGTTCGTCCGGCAGCTGGCGTGCGACGCCCAGGTGGTCGTGCGGCACCTCGAGCGGCACGAGGTCGTCGACGGCAAGGGCATGATCTTCCACGGCGTGTACCAGGGCACCGACACCGACCTCGGCCAGCAGGTGCCGCTGAGCGAGTA